CTTTGATTAGTTTCATTTTTTACTTCATCAAATGTTTGATCTACTTCTCCTTCTTCAGGCGCACCTTCATCTGTTTTTTCTACTACTTGTTGATCGCCTTGACCAGCTAAATTAGATAAAGAAGCAGCTTGACCAGTTAACGCTCCCGCAGCTCCTGCGCCTCTTGTGATCTGACCACTTCTAGTTCTACCTAACAAAGCAAACTTACCTGCTTGTTCGTCGCTAAGTATCCTACCAGTTTTTGGATCCCTTACTTGAAAGCCTGCTCTTTTTGAAACTTTACCTGTTCTTTTTAAAATTTCTTTTGATGCTTTAATTATGCTTGGCGATACTCTTGATAATCCTTTTAGAGCTAACATGCCACCTAAACCAACTCCAGGTATTAATGCTAAGTAAGATAAAGGATTGTCTGTGTCAAATAAAACACCTTCTTTTCCTATTAGTTGCATTCCCTCTCCTTCTTCTGGACTGCCCTCTTGTCTCTTAACTAATTCAGCTATACCTTTGTTTTTATTTTTAGGTAAATTTTTAATGGCTGATACTATACCTTCGTTCATGACATCAACCTTCCGTAATCAACTGCGTAGTAACCATCCTTAACTGTTACCGCATGCGGATCAACTTCTAATACTTCTTGTGCTAAGAAACCAGCCGTAGGTTCTGCGTCTATGCCTAAGTTTTTAGCTTCTTCGTTCCAATCCCACTCATACCAACCTAATTCGTCGTCGTAATCGCCAACCCTTTTGATATTTTCTTTTAGTTCCATGTCTGATGCAAAGGCGCCCGCCATGCCCGCCATACCTATACCTTGAGCAGCTAAACCGGCTGCTTGCGATATAGGACTAGGAGTCTGGAAAGTTTGCGGTTGATAGAGTTGAGATCCTGTACCACCAGATATACCACCGATTGGCATACCAGCTAACAGTTGTTGACCTCGTTGTAATCTAGCAAACGGCTCATCAGCCATGACGTCTGCTGCTCTAAATCTTCTAGTTAATCCAGCTTGATCTATACCTCTACCAGTAGCACCTAGTCTTTCTAGAGTGCCTACTTGAGTGCCTAACATGGTTTGTCCTAACTGACCTATGCCAGCTAACGATTGACCAGCACCACCTATTTGTTGTCCTAACGATCCTATGCCTTGACCAACCGTTCCAAAAGCTAATCCAGCAGAACCAAGGTTTGCTCCTAGTCCACCCATAGCTTGACCTAAATCGCCGATCTGAGAAACTTGTCTAGCGGCTGCTTCTCTAGCTCCTTGAAACCCTTGGCTTCTTAAATTACCAATTGATTCTAATAGACCTCTGCCTAAAGCCTGTTCTCTTTCTGATTCTTGTAATCTTCCTCTACTGCCACCAAATGCTCCAGCTCCAACAGCTCTGGCTCTGTCTGCTACGCCTTGTATGTCAGATTGTTTGGTTATGTCTTTTATCGCCTGTTGAACAACTTGATCTTCAAACGGATTCATAAATTGCGATATGCCTGCACTAGGATCTCTAGCGAGTTGACTAGCTTCTCTTAGCTGATCTAATCCAGCTCTTGTGGCGCCAGCTTGTTCGCCTAACAGACCAATACCAGATCTAGTTATATCTATTCCTTCTCTGCCTGTTTGTGCTTTTTCTCTAACTAAATCTGCTGCTTCTGGTACGAAACCTCTAAACTCGCCTAGTTGACCAGCAAGTTCTCTTGCTCTTGTTTCTAGTGGATCTAAACCAGCAGTGCCTTCAATGGGTATGTCTCTTGGTTGAGATATTAAACCTTGAATACCTCTAAGAGGATCGCCAAAGTAAGCAGACAGAAGACGTCTGCTGTAGTCTTCTGCGTAAGGAGATACAAAAGAATAACCTGTTTGCGGTAGTTCTGTTGTTTTTGCTTCTATTTCTTCCGTGCTTGGCTTAAAAGCACCGCCTAAAAAATCTCCAAATTGTTCAAATATGTTAGACATTATCTCATTCTCTTCATGTAATCTTCAGCAGCTTTTTGCATAGCGTACATTTGTTTCGCCCCTTCCATTCTTTGTGCAAACGGATCATCCGTTGGTGCTCCAGCTAACGCTCCTATACCTCTAACGGCTCTTGCATTGGTTACAAATTCACCGTCGCTTAACATAGCTGGAATTTTATCGTCACGCTCACCGCCAGGGCCTGTAATTAAATCGTCTAAATCTGGGAAGTATTGTCCGTCCATTGTCATGCCGCCTTCAGCCATTCTAGGTCTGTTCCTAATTGCCTCAATGACCTCTAACGGTATTTCGTTTATTGGTTGTTGAGGAGCTTGAGGAGCTTGAATAGGTCTCGCTTGAGCAGGCGGACTAACAGGCCCCAAATCTTTTGCTAATGGACCTATGCCTTGAGTTCTCGCGGGCATGGGTGCGTTAGCGTATTCAATGCCAGCTAATCTTTGCGGTGTTAAATTAAAATCAACAGCACTAGCCGATGGGCCTAACAAAGGATTAAACGGAATCGGCTCTCCAGTTTGTGGATCTATGGGTCTGTCTAAATTATATTGTTTTGTGACCTCAGAGTAGTACGGTCTGTATAAAGCTTTTAAAGCTGAATCTGTTGGTATGTAAACAGCAGAACCTGGTTTTGTTTCTTGGCCAGCATATAATTTCGCAGCAGCTATTTGTCGTGATACTTCTTCATCATCTAAACCAGCATCAACTAATAAGTCTCTTAAATTTTCTAACTCTGTAGAGAGAACATCTCCCCCCTCATTCATTCTTCTTATTTCAGGTAAGTTTGGCTGAACTAAAGGTCCTATGCCTCCTCTTGCCACCATCGTTCTTGCTGTTGGGTCGTCTTCCATTAAAGGATTTTCAAAATCAGAAGGACCTTGTGATCTTGTTGACACTATGTCCATAACATCTCCAGGCGTGCTCAAAGATCCCATTCTGTCCATGCTTTCTTTTACTTTGAACGGATCGTCTGGATCATCAAAAGATTCTCCTTTCATTAACTTTTCTATAAAAAAGTCAGAGTCTCCTTTTTTTATAGAGTCTTCTATGCTTTTTTTAAGCATGCTATCTATACCGTCTTCTGTCTCCTGGTTTCTACGAAATAAATCCATGGCTTCGTCAGGGTCTAAACCCATGTTACCTATAGGATTCATAGTTATACCGCCAGCTTGCAGCATGGCTATGCCACCAGCGGCAAAACTCTCTGGGTCGTATCCCATTTTTTGAACGACGCTAGGCTTTTCTTTTGCTAAAGCCATGAGTCCCTTTTGATTGTCTTGTATATCTTTCACAGCAAAATTATACCATTAGAGTTATAACTAAACAGTATGCCATTTTTTACCTTCGAATAGTAGTGCTTCAGAGTCTCTTCTACGCACTAATCCTTTCAAAACTTTGCCGTTTGCTTTGTTCCAACGTTTCATTTGTTCTGGCACGTCATCGTATGCCCCCTTGTTTAAAACCTTTCTTAGCGTAGATGTTTTTAAATTAGTAGGCCCTAAGTTGTATGTCCAAGCTACCAAAGCATCAAACTGATGTTGATCTAGCTTAACATCTATCAAATCTTCAACGTATTCTTCGAACTCTTCTAAGTCTTTCATCAACATTTCTTCTGCTTGATGTTGCGTTATCTTCATGCCTTCGACCACGTTTTTAGTGGTGCCATAGCCTATGGTTAAAACGTTAGCAGAGCAGCGATAACTTTCTAACTCGCACCCCTCAAAGTGTTTTATTAGATCTATACCTTCTTGTGATATTTTCATTTTGCCTCCTTAGTAGTAACTTTTCTGTAGTACACAACAACCTCTTTGAGCTCGTTAATGTAACGTTTGAGTTCTTGCATGTTGTAGGACATGAGCTCGTAGTCTGGTATGGACATGGCGACAAAAACAATTCTGCCTTCTTCTTTCTTTAACCTATCTAAGAACTCATCAATGTTTTTTTCAGATACCACATACCAATACGGTTCTTTTAAGTCTATGCCTCTAGGCAACATAGGCTGCGCTATCTGCCTATCTAACGGTTTAGATATGACGTCTACTTGTTTAGGAATCAGGCTGCAACTGTAGACCGTCATCAAGACGATCAATGCTACGGCTGTCTGCTTCAATACTGTCGAATACATCTTTAGTGCCATTGTTTACTCTGGTTTCTATAAGTCCGGGTTTAGCTGCGGCTAGTTTACTTAGATTGTGTCGTTTGAAGATATCTAGGTATCTAGACATCTCTGCCTCTATCTCTTGGTTGCGCGACTGTATGGCTAGTAGCCCTTCGGTCTGCACTTTAAAATCAGATTGCAAAGATTCTATCGCAGCTTTTTGTTCTTGGTCCCTCAACTCAAAAGCTTGGTTGAGTGAAGCCAGTCTCGAGTTCTGGCTCCATAGAAAGTATAGGGCTATAGCTAGTACCCCTACGACTCCTAATAATATTTTACTCACTCTTCGTATAAGTTATTAAATGTTATCAGTGGATCCAAATAACTTTCGTGCCCCTCAGCTGAATGTAAATGTTGCGACGGAGCAAAGTCCGGCGCCCCTTGTCCGGTAACCCAAAGTGCTGGGCTAGTCGCTCGCACTCTGTTGTTTGGTAAAGCAACCATGTTGCCTTTCCATTTACAGTCTTCGGTTATGTACAGTAAGTGCGATTGTTTGTGTTGCGCTGGGCAATCGGCTATCGCGTTGTTGGTGTAGTCAACGGTAAACAAATATTTACCTGTGTAGAACTCGCCATCGATCTTACATTGCCAAGGACTAGAGCTAACTCTGTCCATGGTAACAATAGCATGATCTCTAGACTCGCAGTCCCATGGTTGTGCTAAATGATCTTCCATGGGTTCTGGCCACTCGTCTACGGGTATGTCTGCTATCAGTGCTTGTATCGGCATACGTGCCCACATAGCACCACCGTGTATGTTTTTATCAGGGTCATCTTCTTCAAACCCTGTAAAAACTACTTGAAAACTTAACGACCTATCTGGAATTGTGTTCACCGCTATAGCCAAAGCGTGTATGTACTCGCCGTGGTATTTTAGATGATTAGCGGTAAACTCCTTTCTTACCCAACACGGAAAGTGTGGGATATTACTAATCAGATGTGCCACTCGTTATCTTTTTTTCTTTCCGCCTTTCTTAGCGTACTTAGTCTTTTTCATAACTTTTTTAGCTTTTTTGACTTTTCCGCCTTTTCTCATACCTTTGGCTTTTTTCATCATTTTATGTCCCGGCATAACTATCTCCTTTTCTTTTTTGTAAAAGTTTTAACGTTTGTTGGTTTACCACCAACCCCTTGAGCTTTCGCTCGTTTACGCTTTACAGCGCTTGCCCGTTCTGCTTTTGTCATAGACATAGCTTTCGAACGCGGCACACATTTCGGGTAGCCTTTTCTTTTGGTAGACGCTTTCTTACGTCCACACTTGGCAAAGCCACCTTTCTTGTTCTTTCTTCCAATGTCGACCCAGTCTTCTTGGAACCATTTCTTCAAACCGGTGGCCATTATCTGTATCCGCCACCACGTTTTTTGTATGTTCTAACCAACCAAGCGTTTGCGTATGCACTAGGGTACACGTCAAACTTTCTTTTTGCTTCTGATTTTACTCTAGAATACAAAGCGGGGTTAGTTGGCGTAGGGCCACTTTTCTTTTTAGATTTTTTCTTTTTGACCTTACCGCCTTTCTTTAATCTTACAACGGCTGAAGCCATGTCCTTTTTCATGCCAACTTTTTTTCTGCCTACGTTACCTATTCTAACCATCTAACACCTCCATCTTCGTCTAGCTTGTCTCAATCTTGAGTTCGGGTTCTTTGCTGCTTTAGGAAACTTTTTCATTTGCCCAGCAGATCTAGCGCAATACGACTTACGTCTTTTCGCTGCTTTACTACCCTTTTTAACCTTACCTGTTACAGCTGTTTTTAATTTACTTCCGGGGTTTAGTTTACGGTAGGCTTTGACGCCAGCTTTAGTCATGCCTGCCCCAGACTTCGTAGGACGAAAGTTCTTCTTGTTCCTAGCAGGCATCTTTGCCTTTTTTCTAGGCATAAGTAGTCTTCTTCCTACGACCTTTCATAACCTTACCACACCCTCGGTGATTACGCTTCTTGATTGTTTTAGCTAACTGTGCTCTTGTAATAGCCATTTTATAAATATACCTGCGAACCTTTTTTAGTCTGTACAAAAACTGTACCAACTGATGCAGTTCCTTTCAAGCCTCGTTCTTCTTCTGGCGCTGCATCTATATTGTACCAGCCAAATCCTGTCCATACCTGTAAAGAATTTACAGTGGTGTTCCATATAATGCTTCCGGGATTAAAAATAGCTTTGTTTCTTTCCGTTGTCGTAAACTGATCGGTGTTGCTTGGGTCAAACTCGCCTAAATTAAGCTCTAGTATTCTTATTAAACGATTGTATAAATCTACGCTTATTTCTGTGGTTGCAGCCGGG